ACCACGCAAACAAAACAAGACCCATTACTATATCGTCATTATTTCCTTCTTCGGCCGCATAAGAATCTCTAAAACGAACAAAAGTATTCAGTTCAGCAATCGTATCAAAATCTTGTATAATTAACTTATCAGATTCTATAAGAGTTTTTAAGTTGGCACAGCCAATTTTTTTGACAGTTTTAGTTGTTTTAACGCCAAAATTAGACGCTTTTTTAAAACCACCAGAGATTGTTTGGCCTTTGATATGGTGTTGGTCAATCTTATAAACATTCTCATATTCTAAATCATAATGTAAAATATCGACAACTTGTTGACCTACATTGTTTGTCTCAATCAATACAAAGGCTTCATTATATCTACGACAAATCGAATATATGACTGTTGGAAAAAACAATAGCGGTAATTTATTGTTTCTATATTTAGCGACCTGTTTATATGGTGTTTCAGTCACATCAATCATATTAATTGCGTGATAATCTAAACCAACACCTTCCGAACAATCTACCGTAGCTATGTATAAATGACCTTGTTTTGGCAGTTCATGGATATCAAAATTTTCTTCATGCCATGGTGGATCACGAAACGCAAGACTTCGCAGTTTGGCACCTGAAATAAGTGTTAATGAAGAACCAATGAATTCGGTATCAAATTCTTGTCTAAACTGTTCTTCGGATGTGTTTCGTATCGTTTCTTCTTTCCACTTTTCATTTCTACCTGGTACCAATGACCAGTGAACTTCCATAGGTTTATACAGAGAACGACCCTCCGAAGCATCGACCCACATCTTATAGAAGTGATTCAATCCGTACGGCGTTGAAACAATAATAACTTTAGTGGTTTGACCAGATGAGATAACTGGATAGGTAGAAGTAAAAAAGTCATCTGCTATATTCTTAGGTACGAACGCGAATTCATCTAAAAAAATTAAATTGTAGGTACCGCCACGAACACCTGCGGCAGATGTTGCGTATGAAAAAATCTTTGAACCATTTTCTAATTCAAGGTTTCTTTTGTTCCAAACAATAATACCTTGTTGCAACCATATTGGAAGATGTTCATAAGCTTTTTGTAAACGAGAAAGAATCTCTTGTGCTAATGCACCTTTATTAGCCAAAATTGCAATAGTGTAATCTTCGTTGAATAAAACACACCACAACATGTAACCCACTGTCGTAGTAGTTTTACCAACTTGCCGAGGCATTTTACAGATAGAAAAACGATTTGTATGAAAATCACGAACCATGTCTTCTTGGAAAGGCCACATGTCAAATGGAATAAGACCTTTATCTACATTGACGATTTTTACATATTTTCGAATAAAATAAACAGGATCAGTAGAACATTTAATTAATTCTTGTGCCTGTTCTTCAGTGAAAGAAATTTCAACACCAACTTTTTTTAAATTTTGGTTTCCCAAATAACCATCTGCCATCATTATAAACCTTTTAATTTTATTAAATTTAATCTTTTATTTATCGGTTTTTAAAAGTTTGACTAATTCGGCAGTAGAACCAACAAATACCGCTTTGTCCACATTAACATTTTTAACTGACGAAGCTTCTTGTGGCGAAAGGTCTTTTCTTCGTTTCTGTATTTCAAGTAAATCTTTATTTAAGTCTGCAAGATTTTTAATTAACCCTGCGGCAACTTCATACGCTCTTGGATGTTCTGATGCTTTTGCAACATTCAGTAAGTCATCCATCGCTTGATTTCCCTTTTCAATCAGATTACGAATATTACATCGCGCAAAAGAAGCATCATCATCTACCATAGTTGTTGGAAAAGATTCTACTGTTTTTGGCTTGTTAGATTTTACAACATCAAATTGAATAGGTTCTACATTTAATGTTTCTGATAATTTATCATTTAATTTATTCATGTTATATTAGGAAATTCTGTTATAGATTCTGCAAATCCAAATTCATCGTCCGGGTCTGTATCTTGCGGAACTGCGGTTGTAACAATCTGTACAACTTTAATTGGTGTTTTTTTAGTTGACATAATCGTATATTTTGCATGACTGTAATCACCACGAACAACATTATTTGCTTCAAGTAATCTTGACAAATTACCAACAATTAATATACCTGTATTACTATTACTAAAGTAAACTACTTTACCTGCAATTTCTCCGTAGTCTTGAACTCTGATTGTTTCACCTGTGGTAAAATAATTGTTACCGTTGGCATAATCAACAATAACTTGTTGACTTTTTTTATCATTAGGTTCAATATAGATATTTGTAAATACACGCCCGTATGAAATGCCGCCATTTGCAGCGTTGTTTGCATAAGCATCACCAATAAGACCAATATTACTATTTACTGGTGGCCAAATAAATGATTTTGCTGTAAATTCTAAATTCCATAAAATTAATCTGGTGCTCATCATTTCACCTTCATAATCTGTTGCAGTATTAACAGAATTTAAAATAATGGGCATATCATATTTTTTACCCATTTCACTAATAAAATTTACTGAAACAGTAAAGTCTGGCGAAAAAAAAGGAAGTATTTGTTCAATAATTTGAGTGCCATCTTCTGTATTTCTTACATAAATCGATAAAGAAAAATTAAAATCATATGGAACAGGAACATATTGGGATTTAACTGTTGATACAGTTTGATTGAAATTTCGTAAAGTTGTAATTTGTTTACGACTAGAATCATATGTAATGCTCGTAAGTTCAAATGAAATACGAGGAACTAAAGTGTTAATTGATTTTCTTAGAGACGGATCAGAAGTAATACGAGTTAAATATTTTTCTTTTGCACCGTATGAAAGTGGTACTTTAAATTTTTCATATGTGGTTGAACCTGACTTATTATACCTTTGAAGATATATGTCATTAAAAATAGTTCCAAAAGCAACTACAATTTTACGTATTGTTCGATTATAAAAATGTGCTTGACCTAGCATTATTTTCTTTTTATGTCTTTATCTGAACGAGGTTTTCTTTTATGGTTTTCCAAATATAAAAATCAAGACATCAAGGTTCACCAAATGGGTTTATTTCGGTAAAGTCAATAATTGAATTAGCTTCAGTTTGAATTCTTGTATTATCAATAATATCTTCAAATGCATTGTTGTCAAATACATCATTATTAATTGTTCCTGCTGTTGTATAGTATGCACCAGATGTCACACCAATTGTATTTGAAGCATTCGCAAATGTTCCAATTACACGATACACATCCAACTTTCTTGAAGCTACGGTTTTAGACCAAGAATGAACGTTTGCTTTTGCCGTTGCATTGGCAAGAGTACCATCGGTAGATTGAAATACAATTTCATCATTAGAATATGTTCCTGTTCCAATAGACAACGACATAGAAAGTTGGCTTCTTGTATAATTATGACGAATTTGTTCATCAACTTCATCAACACCAGTTGAAATATTTTCGTTTGAAAATACAAATTGTTTTAGTTTTAGTGCGTAAACATAAACATTACCACCACGACCACGACCTAATGTGTGAAACATTGCTTGATCATTTTCATGTTCAACAAAAGTAATTTCAAAAAAGTTTTGCACTAAAGGAACATAAATTAAATCTCCTTCTCTCGGATTCAATAGATTTGATAATCCAGTAGTGTATTTAAATCTACGGCGTGATACTAACAATGTCATTTCTTCACGAATTTCTAAACCGAATTTAGAAATAAATTCACCTTCACCTTCCATACCAGTGACATTCTCCAAATACATTTCAATTGGATATGCGGTTAGATACTCTTTGAGTGTATCTTCACCATACAAATAATCAACTTCATTACCACTTCTTACCGTTCTTGGAAGGTAATAAACATCCATTCCATGGATTTGCATAGATTCAATAACCAAATCCTCAACAAGCAATTGTTCTGAAGTAATTTGCTCAAGAGGAAAATTATTGAAGTATAAATTAGTGCTAATTTTAGACTCCAACCAATATGATTGATTATATATTTACAATTTTCATCCAGTAACGATTTCACTTGGAAGACTATTGAAATTGAAAATATCATTTTCAATTTCTTTTATTTCTTCATTTGCCTCATCATAAATTTCTTTACCGTTTAAAGTTACACCACCAGGCATTTGTATGCCACTAAATTTTTTAAGGTTTGAACCCCATTGTTTTTTAATTAAAGCAGTTGCATATTTTTTTAAAAATTTATCATCCCAAATATCAGAAAGTCCCGCTACTGTAACAGAAACATTATTTACATTGGATGTCATAGGTCCAACTAATGTAATTTGTGAAGAAGAATTAATATTACGAATTTGTTTTGATTGTCCATCAATTAAAATAAAATCATTCTCTAAAACCTCTTGGTCAAAAATAGTACTATATCCCGTTAAAGTGTTTGATGATGTATTACCTGTTACTGTTCCTGTCAATGTAATTGTATCAGGTATAAGTTTCCGATAACATTCAACAACAACATATTCACCTTCTAGTAAATCTCTGCTCCAATCAATATCTAAAAATAATTTATTTTGTTTACGATTAAAACGAAATTGCGGTGTTCCTGAAAATAGTAATTGCAATGAACGAATATGTTGCATTGTCATTTCATAAGACACATATGATACCGATGTAAAATCATAAAGATCGTGTAAGCGCAATTGATAACGCAAGTCAAACATATTAATTGATGAATTGGAATCATCAAAGGGTAAAACACCAGTAATAAATGTTACTGCATCGGGCGCATAAATCCAGCGGCGAGAAATATCTTCTGCCGTAATTTTATGTTTCATATAGATTTTTTCTGTGCCATCAAAATAATATTCATTGAAAAAACTTAAAGCGTCATCAATTCTATCTTCAATTTGATCGTCATCTACATTAATTTGAATAACAGGAAAACCTAAGCGGCGAAGACAGTAATCTTTAAATTGAGCTCTTGTAATTGGTTTTGCCATAATTATATATTTATCCTAGTGCGATTGCAAATGCTAAAGCCTGTGGGTCGGTTTCAGTAATTGCAGTTTGACTTACCGATGTAATTCTACCAAATTGGTCAATCGTAATTGTTACAGCAGTAGATGTATTACCATAAGTTCCTGCCGTAACGCCAGATTGTTTTAATCCAAAATCGATTGTATCAGATGTTGTATTAGCAAGAATCTGAATACCGTTTGTAGTATTTGCAGTAAGTGTAAGGGTATCGTTGTTTGCATCTGCAACAACACTTGCTCCGTTAGCAGCAATTGTTGTAAAAGCTAATTGTGCAGTTTGATTTGCTTTATCAAATGCAGCTTGTGCAGTAATGTTTGCAGTATTGGCTTGATTCCATGCGGATGTTACTGATGGTGCAACATTGACACCGGCCGCAATAACACCACCAACAACAGTTAATATGTCAGTTGATTTATTATATGAAAAATTGGCGTCAGTACCAAAAGAACCCGCATCATTAAACTGAACTTCAGTTGTAAGACCTGCTGGTTGAGTAGTGCGAATCGAACCTAATGTGTTACTTACAGATTTATAGTATAGAATACCATCGGCTCGGTTAATCGCTAATTCACCGTTCGCAAGAATTCCTAGAGAGGGTGTATTACCCGTTGAACCCGATTGTCTGAGTTCAATTGTTGTATTTGCCATTTAAAAAGAACCGCCATTTGATAATGTTTTGATTTGTTCATTATCAACAGATTCTTTTTGGTTTTTCTCCTCTACAATCTCCTCTACAATAGTTTCTTGTTTAATATTTAATTTTTTCTTTGCCGTTTTTGGTAACATTTCTTCTAACTTTGCGATATAATATGTTTGTTCTTTTACTTGTTCTTGCAAAGAAATTGTTGTATTTGTTAATCGTTCTATTTCTCGACTTTGTTCATTCAGAGAAGTTTGTAAACGATACTTTTCCGCATCTGATTTATTCGCACTTTCAATAATTGTAATCTTATTTTTTAATTCATTGACCAAATTGGTATTTTCATTGGCCAAATTGATATTTTCATCACGTAATTTGACCAATGATTCTTTTACGGGTTCAAATTCAACAATTTGTTTTCTTAATTCATCTGTGTACGCTAATTGGCCAGACAAATAAGAAATTTGTGCCTGAAAAAAAATATTTTGTTTAACTACCGCAACAAAA